AAGAACTTATGATATAAAAGCATACTCCCAAGATCCATATGGCGTAAGCAAAAGAACTGCATATATGGAGTCAATATTGGCTGATATGCGATCTAAAGAATTAAACGCTTTTACAGAGCAGGCCTTCGGTATTCAAATAGCAGACAATGATCCAGAAAAGTTACCTGAGTCAGAAGAAGAACTACAACTACACATGCAGTTGACATATAAGCAGTCAATTGAGATTGCAGAAGAGCAAGCAATAAACGTCTTGTTAGAAGGTAGTAAATATGAACTAATAAAAAAACGTTTTTATTACGACTTAGCTGTACTTGGTATAGGCGCTGTAAAAACAGGATTTAATACCTCGGAAGGTGTTGTAGTTAATTATGTAGATCCTGCGAATTTAGTTTATTCTTATAGTGACTCTCCTTATTTTGACGATATATATTATGTTGGTGAAGTTAAATCTATACCAGTAAACGAACTAGCTAAGCAGTTTCCTCACTTAACGGAGAGTGACCTTGAAGATATAATGAAAAATAAATCTACTAATAGATCTAATCATAATTCAAGACACCACGTTGACAAGGAAGATAATAACACTATACAAGTTTTATATTTTAACTATAAAACGTATATGAATGAGGTTTATAAAGTAAAAGAAACTAGAACTGGTGCAGATAAGATTATACCTAAAGATGATTCGTTTAACCCACCTGAAGATATGGAAGGAGGTTTCAGTAGAATGCTAAGATCTATAGAGTGTTTATATGAAGGCGCTATGATACTTGGTACTGACAAGTTGCTTAAGTGGGAAATGGCTAGAAACATGATGCGTCCAAAAAGTGATTATACTAAAGTAAAAATGAATTATGCTATTGTAGCACCCAGAATGTACGAGGGCAAGATAGATTCATTAGTAAAACGTATAACTGGTTTTGCTGATATGATCCAGTTAACGCATTTGAAGTTACAACAAGTGATGTCTAGAATGGTTCCAGATGGCGTTTATTTAGATGCCGATGGTTTAGCCGAGGTTGATTTAGGTAATGGAACTAATTACAATCCACAAGAAGCTTTAAATATGTTTTTCCAAACAGGTTCTGTTATTGGTAGATCGTTTACTTCTGAAGGTGATCAAAACCCTGGTAAAATACCTATCCAAGAAATAACATCTGGGGCTGGTGGTAATAAAATGCAGGCTCTTATTGGTAATTACAATTATTATCTACAAATGATAAGAGATGTCACCGGGTTGAACGAGGCTAGAGACGGTAGTACTCCAGATAAAAATGCTTTAGTTGGTGTTCAGAAGTTAGCAGCGGCAAACTCTAATACAGCAACAAGACATATATTACAAGCTGGATTGTATTTAACAGCTGAAACATGTGAATGTTTATCTCTTAGAATATCTGACATATTAGAATACTCTCCAGCAAAAGACGCTTTCTTACAGGCTATAGGTGGACATAACTTAGCAACTCTTGAAGAAATGTCTGACTTGCATCTTTATGATTTTGGTATATTCTTAGAACTACAACCAGACGAAGAAGAAAAAGCCATTTTAGAAAATAATATTCAAATGGCTATCCAACAAGGTACGATCGATCTTGAGGATGCTATTGATGTTAGAGAAATTAGAAATGTAAAACTTGCTAATCAAGTTCTTAAGATTAGAAGAAAAAAGAAAATGCAAAGAGATCAGTTAATGCAACAGCAAAATATGCAAGCTCAAGCTCAAGCAAACGCTCAGGCTCAACAAGTAGCTGCTCAAGCTGAAGTGCAAAAAAATCAAGCTATAACTCAAAACAACGCACAGTTGGAACAAGTAAAAGCTCAATTAAAAGCTCAACAAATGGAACTAGAAGTTGAACATAAAATGAGATTAATGCAATATGAATTTGAAATTAACAAAACGTTACAACAAATGAATATGCAGGAAATCGACATGAAGGAAACGATGAAAGAAGATCGTAAGGACAAAAGAACTAAGATGCAGGCTTCTCAACAAAGCGAATTAATAGACCAAAGATTAAACGAAAAACCACCTAAAAACTTTGAGTCTTCAGGTAATGATATATTAGGTGGTGACTTTGGATTGGGAAGGTTTGAACCTAGTTAAAATTATTAATTATTATTATATTATATTATGGAAGAAAAAAATGAAAATGTAATCGAAGAGATTACAACGGAAAACCAACAAGACCCAGGTGATGAAAACGTGGTGAAAGTTGATGAAAGTAAATTTGAATCTGCAAATGACGATAGTGTTATAAAGGTAGATTTAAATAAACCACCAAAACCAGAAGAAAAAAATGAAACTAAAGAAGATAACGCTGACGACAGCGGAGTGGTTGCAGAGTCTGAAAATGCCGAGCCCACACAAGAACAAGAAAAAGTACAACCGGAAGCAGAAACACAAGAGGCTCCAGCGTTAGAAGAAATAACTGAAGATTCTACAGAAGAAGAAGTTACAGAAGCTGAAGAGCAAGTTGTAGAGGCTATAGCCGAAGCAGAGGCCACTGGAAAACCTTTACCAGAAAACGTTCAAAAATTGGTAAATTTTATGGAAGAAACTGGTGGTGATTTAAATGATTATGTTAAGCTTAATCAAGATTATGGCAGTATGGATAATCAAGATTTACTATATGAATACTATAAGCAAACAAAACCCCATTTGAATGCTGAAGAAATTAACTTCCTTATGGAAGACGAATTCTCTTATGATGAAGAAACAGATGACGATAGAGAAATACGTAGAAAAAAATTAGCGTTAAAAGAGCAAGTTGCCAACGCTAAAAGCCACTTGGACGGGCAAAAGTCCAAATACTATGAAGATATCAAGGCTGGTAGCAAGCTTACGAGCGAGCAACAAAAAGCTATTGATTTCTTTAATAGATATAACGAGGAGTCAGAAGCAAATCAAAAAGCAGCTAAAAAGAACACTGATGTTTTTATGAAGAAAACTGATAATGTTTTCAACGACAAGTTCAAAGGTTTTGAATATAACGTCGGAGATAAAAAATATAGGTTCAATGTTAACAATGCTGGTGAGGTTAAAAATACTCAAAGCGACATCAATAATTTTGTCAAAAAGTTTTTGAATGAAAATAATGAAATGTCAGACGCTAAGGGTTATCACAAATCTCTATATACAGCTATGAATGCAGATGCTGTTGCAAAACACTTTTACGAACAAGGAAAAGCCGATGCCATGAAAAATAGTATGGCTAAAGCTAAAAACGTAGATATGAACCCAAGACAAGCTCATGGTGAAACTAATACGGGTACTGTA